TGTGATTGTGCATGATGATGTTGACCACGATTATGCTGATTTTAATGAAGAAAGTAGACCACAATGACTAAATATGAAACAGGAGCTGTTTCTACAGCGAACGCTTTAAAGATGGCGATTGAATACATTGAGAGATGTGTAAAAGGCGAATTATCGTTTGATGAATTGAGTAACATTGCAGTATTAAACGCTTGCAAAGAAGCACTAGAAAGCCAAGAGATAGGTGACGCTGAAATTAGACAGATGCTAAATGATATTGAGTATTATCAGAAGCGAGTTGAAGAACTAGAAAGCCAAAAACAAGAATACGACATCAATGAGATGATTGATAAGATTACACCTGAAAACCTGCAAGAGCCTGATTATTGGCTTGGGTATGGATTACAGGCTTATGATGAAAAGCCTTATGATGAAGCTACTCCACTATATTTGCGCCCTGCACAGCCATTAAGTGATGATGAGATAACAAACCTAGAAGCAGACAGTTATTTTAAAACCTCCCACGACACATGGGAATTTGATGTTTATGGATTTGCTCGTGCTATTGAACAAGAACATGGAATAGGAGAGAAAGATGGACAAGCACATAACAGCAGTAATGAGTGGAATATTAGCGGCACTCGTGATTAATAGCTTTGTGTTATATCAAGCCAAACGGCATCAAGAAGTAGAGTGTTATTTTCAGACCAATAAAGGAGATGAGGTTCATGTCAGATTCGGATATAGTCAACCATCCAAAGCATTATACTCACGGTGGCATAGAAACGATTGATTACATGAAGGCAAAGTCCACGCATGAAGAATTTTGTGGGCATTTGCGTCTAACAGCGATCAAGTATTTATCAAGAGCAGGATTAAAAGATGATACTTTGCAGGATATGCAAAAAGCACAGTGGTATGTGAATAGATTAGTGCAAGAATTGCGCCAAGCGCAAATTGATGTAGAAGATGGGTACGAGCAGGAAGAACGATTGGAAAGAATGCAAAGAGGCTAGATTTGATAGCTACTACATGTAACGCTGAAAGCCGAAAAATTCGTTACTTGCTATATCCTCTACTGTCGGCTTAACGCCTCTTAATAACAGTCAGTAACCCAATCGATTACTTGTTCATTACATACATTGTCACTTCGAAACCAAAACGCATTTCTGTAGCTGCTGGACGTGTCCACATAATATATCTCCTAGTTTGTATTTTATTAAAAGCTAATTCCGTAGCTTGTAATAAAGTTTAAAAAGTTACACACAAGTAAACTATTAGTTTACAAATTCATAGTAACATAAACTAGGTTTTATCTCATGCGTAAAATCATTACTTTGTATTACGCTTTTTCTGTTTTTCTTCTGGCTTCATTAATTGTGTAACAGGCGCAGCTAGTAAAGCAGCAAGTATATCGTTTTCATTACGTCTGAGCGGGTCAAATGCGGCAAACCTTGAGCGAACTTGAGAAGAATTAAATGGAATAATTACAGGATGAACATCTCCCCCATTTTTCCACTTGCATCAATAATTCCATCATACCCAAGTCGTTTTAGTTGCTCTGTAACTTTGTCTGGGATTGAAGTCCAAACATGAGATACATCGCCTCGTTGCAAATCATTCTCAAGTGAATCAACCCAAGATTTAGGAGTGTAAACTGAGTCTTTTGCCCAATTGTCTGCACCAACTTTTAAACGACTTCTATCGTTTTTAAATGCTGCTTTTAATTCAGGAATAATTGCTTTTAAATTTTCAACATCAGATGTTTGCAATGGATTTTTCATCATTGCTTTTCCAGTAAATACGCCCTTTGCTTCTGCCCATGGAGCATTAGATTGGCTGATTTCATGCGGGTATCCAACTGTTTTGTAAATATCGGCAAGCTCACTTTGATTGTATGGGTCAATCATTCCAGATTCCGCATATAACTTACGAATTGCTGTTAATGGGTTGCCTTTTGATTCACGATTAAGCGTGTAATCATAATGGCTCATGCTAAATGGCATACCTGCAGAGTCCTCGTGCAAAACAAACGGCCCCTCTGCCATTTCTGGATTTTTATAGCCCAATTTTGTTGCATTTGAACTTATCATTGCTTTTTGTTCTGGCGTTAAATAATGCCAACTTTGTTCTACGGAATAAGGAACAGTTCCCCGATGCCCAAGTTGTTTTGGAGAAACTTGAAAATAATTAGCCATGTCGCCTTCATCGGCAGCGATTCTTGATGTGTCTGGCTTAGACATTGCATACCCTGATGCAAGTTCAGTAGAAGGCGTACCATATGGCATTGGGCCAGAAGTAGCTCGTTTAGGATCAATCCCTTTTTTCTCAAGCAAACGGTCAAGCCTTTGTGTGCCATGATAAAAATCTATTGCGCCCATTGCGTTAGCTCTATCCATAGCAGTATTATTTTCTGGCAAACCTAAGCCGCCCTGCTCAATGGGAAGCGTTGCATTTTTTTGTGCAGTCATATGAGCAATTTCAAATGGAGTTTTGCCAACACCTTTAATTGTGCCTGCAAATCCAACTCCAGCATTTACCATAGCATTTTCCATGTCCTGCGGAGTCATTTCAGCAAACGCTTGTTTTAATGGCGCAGTATTGCCTTGCAACAAAGCTGATGCAATTTTGCGATTTTTCTCGCCACCTTTTAAAAATTGCTTAGTTGTATCCACAGGATTACGCAAAGCATCAACCAAACCCTGCACATTCCCCTTTGTTGTACCAACAATTTCATCATACCATGCCATTTTTATGCCTTTATGCGTTTAAATCAATTTTAAGCTATGTTTTAGCTGTTTTTGCTGTTTACATGATACATTGCTTATGAAGTAAAAAATAATGCGTTAAACAGCGTTTTTAGAGGTCAAAAATAGGGTTGCTTCGGCATTTCTACGTCTGACTAATCCATTAGAAGTTTTGCCATTAACTTTTGTGTATTTGAGTAAACTTTGTATAGCGCCCAACTTATCTCCACGATTAAGTTTTTGCCTAAGCGTACTACGTTGTAAGCATCCCAACCCAAGATTAAAAGCAAAAGACACCAAAGCATCAAATTCATGTTGCTTGAGAGGAATAGATATAAGTTTACTAACACCTCGTTCAAATCTTTCTAAATCTTTAGCTAGTAAAGTATCAATCTCTAAAACTGAAAAAACTCGATTCCAAGATTGAGGGAGTTGTTTACCATCTCCAATGAGATGTCCCACACCCACAGTCCAAAGACCAGCTTGACACTTGTAGGGCTTGTTTTTAACTCCCTCAAAGTGTTTGATAAGATGTATGCCATTTTTGCTTACTTTCACCGTCTTGTCCCGAAATAAAAGCCTACAATACTAGCCCATATAATTTGAGTTTCATCGCTCCACAATATGCTTAGGGCTTCTGAAAACAATACTCCAGTATGGATTGCGTAATAGAATCCAAACAACTCCACAAATAGAAAAATGCTAAAAAGACCAAAAGTGATAGCAGGCCGCACCAAAGCTCTGATATTGACCACCCACATAGACGAACCTTTGCCAGCTTCGACATCAGCTTGCCTAGCGGAATCCACATCTGCAAGTTGCGCTTGATAGTTTTGAGCATCTGTTTCAATTTTGACTTCATCTAGCTTAATCTCCTCTAGTTCTTTTTGTGCAACAAAGCCTGCTTTTTGTAATTCTAATTGTTGCTTCATTTGCATTTCAGCTAACGCTAGTTCATGCTTTTTATCAGACCGATCCTGAAAAAACTCCAAAAACTTAGGTGTGTTGCCAGCCAAAAAAGATACAAGTGTAGTTAGTAAGGTAAACATTACTTGAGGTTCTCCAATTTATAAATAAGAGATAAAAATTCGCCTACGATTTCATCTACAATGTTTTGCAAAGCTGTATCATCTTTCTCAATAGCTTTGTAACGGTTCTTTTCAATGTAATTTAGCTTCTCAGCCATACACATCAATACGCTATCGTACTTCTCTGTTTCAGTCAGTATAGGGATGTTTTTAACAATGCCATGACGACCTTGATATGCTTCTGTTAGCTTATCTGCAAGCTCTGCAATATCTTCATAGAAGTGACCAAGTGCTTTGTGTTGAGAATATGACTTGGTGCGAAGATGCTCACGGTGTGCTACATCACGAGCTAAGAATAGATTTGCTATAAACTGGTCAATCATCATTTGTTTTCCTTTAATATTTCAATATCTGTTTCATCTAAAAAACCAACATCATCAGTGCTATGTGACATGCAATCATCACAAATATCCATTCTTTTCTCGTTTTCGTCAGCATGAAACGCTGAACCACACCAAGAGCAGATTATTATGTTTTTCATTGTTCTATTAAAAAAGCATTCGCAGGGAATATAGACTGATCACCAGCCGCCCACTGAATAACAATTTCGTCCTCGTTTTTCTTGTTAAAACAACCAAAAAGATATTCTTTTCTTACTGAGTTATAGGCTACTGCGCCCCAAGGATATTTTTTTGATAGTTCTTTTATCGGACAACTGATATTTGCTATTCGTACAAAGGTAGATTTGTTGAGCTGCAAACTTAACCATTTATCTTCAGCATGCGCCTGTGAGAATACAAAAAAAGCCACAAGTGTGGCCTTCATAAATCTGCTATATTTCATTTGTCGCCTCCATACTTTTCTTTTAAGTATTTTATAGTTAATGGAAGCTCATCAAAGCGCCCATCTCGGACATCGTAAAGCATGTAACAGCCTCTAAAATGATTGTTACCTTGTGGGCCAAGATAATCCTCGTTATGCTCGTAGCATGATCCACATATAATAGCCGTCATCTCGCGACCATCAGCCGTCATGCCATAAGCTATTTGTCTGCCCTGTTGGTGAAAAGCAAAACACGACATGTGCTTTTTAGTAAGTAAAGCAGCGGCACTAGTAATAGGCCTCCCCATAACACCAGAGGTAAAATAATGGCTAAAAGCAATCCCATCAATAACCAATACGTCAAGGAAAGGATGCACTTGCCAATCTTGGTAAGGCAGGTCATTAGTTGAGATAAGTCCATCAAGTTTTCTATCGTCATTTATTGCCCTATCAATTCTAGCCTCATGATTACCTAATAATAAGTGCATCTCAGGCTTGTACTGCTTTTCTTTAAATCGCCTTGCTCTTTCGTTATATTCAAACATCGGCTCTAGCAAAGCATCCATCGCTTCACGAGCTGCCCATATGTCCTTTTGGTATGAGCGACCTTCAAATGATTTTTTGCCTACATCATAAGAAGAAAGGGACTCCATATCAGCGAAGTCCCCACCACATATAATTACATCAGGTTTTTTCTTTACGATATACTTGCCTATGCAACGCAAGTACGAGAAATCTATATCAGGCTTTGCTTGAACATCAGGTAGGACAAATATTGTCTTGCTTTTCATGTGTCGCTCCAATACGCTTGGAAGCTGCTTTTGTACTACTAATTAAGTTATAAGTCAATGAGATGACTCACCTAATTCGTAATATAGGCTTAAATCTTCATCAGAATACAAAGAAATTAGCGTGCCATCGTCAAGGTTAATCACAAAAGCATCATCTTCTATTGCTACACCAACAATACTTTTCCCAATCATGCGGGTAAATAGCTGATGTAGCTGTTCTTCTTCCATTACTTTATCCAACCATGTGACAACAAGAAATAAGCCATCCAGCCTATTCCTGCTGCCATAATTCCATGAAAGGTGTATTTGCCAAACGCTGCATATTTTTCATCTAGCCACTCTCTGATAGCTTCTTTTACGATTTCTTTTTGTTCATCTGGAGTCATAATTAAGCCTTCATGATGAATGCCAATGCAAAGTATGGCACTAAGTTAGCATTAGTTGCGCTTGAACCTTCTGTACTGTTGGCTACTGTAATGCCTGTAGTTGAAGCATTGTTTGAAATGGTGTCATTGCGCCAGTTAGAACCAGAGTTAGAACCGTTAGAACCGCCCAAAGCTCTTAAAACGTTAGTACTATTGTTAATTGAGTGATTGTGGCCTGGGTCTGTTACTGTGGCAGTGTGGGTGTGGCTTACTAATGTCGCATCTTTGCTACCGCCAGTTTTTGTATTTGCGCCAGTAATTGTTGTGTATGCAACACCAGCAGAATCAACAGATGCGCCTACAATAAACTTATCTCTTAAATCGGGCGTTCCGTTAGATCCATTACACAAATACCAACCTGTAGGAATCGTGGCAATAGTGCCAGACCACATTGTAATAATGCCTGTAGGTAACACAAACACATAGTTATCATATTGGAATTGTGTGCCATCATAAATAACAGATACAGATTGTCCTGCAACAATGTCACTTGCTGCTAATTGAGAGCTACCTTGTTTTAATATTGCTTTTGCGCCAATGCCGTTAATATTTAATGTAACTGCGCCTGTATTTGTATTTGCTGCGACAAAAGTAAATCTTTGGCCTGTAGCATAAGATGTCATACCAAAAGCCGCTACAGCAGTAATGGAGTTTGTGCCTGCAACAGAGTTTAAGTATTGGAATACATTGTCTTGCACTTGCCCTGCAGCAGCATACATTGTACGCACTGTAGCATTACCTACCCCTGTATGAGCAAAGTTACCCATAGGCAAGTTAGCTGAAGGTACGGTTTGCCCATCAGAGGCAATAGAACCTGTTAAGGCTGTAGCCATATCGCCAAGCGTATTGTTTGCCCATGTAGAGCTAATCGTAGTACCTGTCGCTACTGGATTGCCAGCAGGCAGGTTATATGTTCCGCTACCATTTCTTGCCATTATTGTTCCCCTTGATTACCTTGGTTTGCTTGCTCTAACAACAAGCCTAGTTTTTTTGCTTGCGATTTTGATACAGGCGATTTTTTGCCTAAATTTTTGACTGCGCCTTTGCCTTTGCCATAAGCGTAGGCCATTTCGCCTACAGAGCGTGGCATTACAAATGGAGCTGCGGCTAAAGCACTACCTAAAGATGCAGGATGTGTTAAAGCATAGTATGCGCCACCTGCTGTTTCTAAGTTGCCTAGCATGCCTCTTGGCTTCCATGTGCTTAATGCTTGCCCTGCAAGCGCTGGCATTAAATCTTCTGCGCCACTTTGCACAAGTTGGTCAGCTAGTTGTTTTCTATATCCAAAGCTAGAACTTACATCATCACGCAAAACAGATTGCAATTTTTTAAGCGCTGTGTCGGCAGATGATTTTTCACCTAAAGACAATGCTCGCTTAATTTCGTTAATTTGCTCTGATGCGTCGCTGTAATTTTTCATCACATCAGAATAAGTTGGAGCTTGATTTTTAATTGTTTCTTTGATTGCGTTGTAAACATCACCAACAGCGCCTCTAGCATTTTTTTGCTCGTAAGGAATATCCTCAAGAATGTCGCCAATTTGCTGTTTCAAAGCATCCATGCCTTCAGGAGTATGATATTCAGCAGGATCAAGATTGCGCCATTTATTGATTAATTTTGTTGCTTCATCAATCTTCTTGTTTGCGCCTTGTTTAATTACTTGACCTTTGTATTGCGTTCTTCCAATAGCATTGCTTAATGATTTATCAATGTCATCAAAGTTAAGAATAGATTGGTCTTTAGAGATGTCAACCATGCCTGAGCGATATGCGTTATTTTTTTCTTGACGCATATTTTCCAAGCCTGATTTAGCAATATTTACAACTTCTTCCATATCTCCGCCTCTGCGAAGATTTTTTAAGAATGTTTGATTGCTTGTTTCGCCAGCTTTAATTGCTTGATTTACTGCTTCTTTGCCAGCGCCTGTAGTTATCCCCATTGTGCCTTTAGCAAGCTCACTAGCGCCTTTTATTGGGGCTGTAATGACTTTTTCTGCAAGCGTTAGTGGGTTTGTAACCTCTGAGCCTTTTTGCAATACTTTTCCTAATTTGCTACCTTTAGTTAAAGCAGAGCCACCGCCAACTACTGTTGATACATCAGCAAGTACAGATGCAGGGTCGTTTGCTAAAGCCTCTTTAAATCCTTCCGCAGAGCCATAGCGTTCTTTATACATATTATTAAGAGCATTTGCCATTTTTTCTTGCTTGCCATAGCCTTCTTTGTAGCCCAATGCTACATCAGCCTTATCTATAGCCTTTACAACGGATTGTGGCAACACTTTACGCATCTCACCAACGCCAACATCTAAGACGTTGGAAATTGTGTCAATAGGATGCACTACAGCGCCAACAGTTTCTTTGACTAATCTGCCAGTGCTAGGAATAATGTTTTGCAATGCGCCTGTAGCAACTTCCCCTGCTGATAGCCTTTTTTTAGGCTGTGCAACTGGAGGTGTCGCCACTTCCCATTGGTTATCTACTACTTCCCATTGATTATCCATTACTTAACTCTCTTTGCTTTTCCGTTTTGTAAAGTCCAAACTTGTCCATTTTTAAATGTAGTATTTTGACCTTCAGACAATAAGTTTAAAGGTGGAGTTTGTGATTGATTTTGTGGTTGCGATTGATTTGGTACTACGCCACCTGGGTAGCCAGCAGCTGTAATGCCTTGAATTGCTGTTGCTCTGTTGCGTTGTTTTTGTTCAATAATAGATTGTGATTCACCTGGTTGTGGGAAGTATTGTTTAATCGCATTATCAAATTCAACAGGAGTAATTGTCGCACCTGACTCTCTGCGTAGCGTAGCGTTAATAAAGTTACGCATAGCTTGAGCGGCTTGCTGAGTTGATTCATCAGCCATATATGCTGCTGCATCAGAAATTCCTGTTGGCCCAGTAACAATTGCTCTTAACATCATTGGGCTGTATTTTACTTTACCTCCAACCTCTAAAGGCTTAATGATGTTGTCTGATTCTTGCATGCGAGTTCCGTATAAACGGGCATTAGCTGCATCTTGCGTTAAAAATTTAGTGTTAGGGTCGCCTGGCCCACCTGGAATTGGTGCTAAACCACCTTCATCAGTCCATCTATATCCTGCAGGAGGTTTGCCCATGCCACCATCTTGCTCAGGTTTAAATGCAGTGCCTCTCGCAACTTCTTCCCATTTTTGAGTTTGTGGATTCCATTGCTGAGTAACATCCATGCTCCCAACTCTCATAGTTCTTACGGTAGGAGCGGCTTGTGGTTTAGGTGACATTCTTGCGCCACCAATTTCTTCGACTTGTCCTTGGTCATTTAACCCATAGAATTTACCTGTGTTTTCATCACGAGTAACATTGCTGTATTTTGGCTGTGGTTTAGTAGATTTCGGATTTTGAGCAATAATATCGCCTTTACGATTAACAAGAATGCCGCCTTCTGAAAGAGATATAGGCTGTTCTTCTTTGCCGTATTGAGCAAGCTGAGTTTCTACTAGCTTAGGTGCAAGATCAGGCATTAATTGCACAGCACGAGATGTAAATTCTTGTTGAGAGAATGGCTTGCGTACTGTTTGAGTAATACCAGGCATGTTGCCAGCTTCGTTATAGTCAACAGGTTGCTCTACTTCTTGGCCTTTTAGCAAATCAGCAAGTTTTTGTGTTTTAGCGGATTGTACTTTTGCGTAGTCTTGAATAGCTCTACGCTCATCTTGCGCTCCCATAACCTTGCCTGCCGCATTAGCCAAATATTGCGTCCATGATGGAGCTACATAACGACCAGACACAATTTGCCCTTCAGGAACTTGTTGCCCTTGCAGAGCTTGAGCCATACGCAATTTGCGCTTTAAATCAAGTTGCTGTGTAGCATCATCTCCATAACCTGACAAATCATAAGTATTGTCTTTAAATTGTGGGATGTAATCCATTATATTTGCCATAATTATAATCCTAACGCAGAGCCAATAGATGAGCCGATATTGCCAAACAATGTACCAGGGTTAGACATACCTACCAAGCCACCTAAATTCATTAAACCGCCCATGAAATTAGCATTCCCTGCTTGATTAGCATTGTAATTGCCCATTTGTGCATTAAATCTGTTTTGTGCAGCACCCATCAAATCAGGAGCTTGCCATGATTGCATGCCTGCTGAGTTTACATAGTTTGGAGATTGCATTTGCACGCCACTACGCAGGGCATTAAGTGTATTTAATGGTAAGTTTTGGTTTGTCAATGCTTGATTGAACGCATTTTGGTTAGCAGCAAGACCTGTATTAAAGCCGCCTATTACAGCGCTAGTAAGTTTGTCGTTTTGACGCTGATTCAGGTCAAACATTGCATTGCCCCATGCTTCAGAACCAGGCTGAATGCCTTGATTTACCAACTTGTTCTCTAATTGAGCTTGTTCTCTATCTAATGTTGGTTGCAATCTGCGCATAATAGCGTCTTGATATGCTTCACCTGGGTTCATGCCAACTTGAGGCAATTTAGATGTATCAATTTGAGGATTTTCTAGCGCTTGCTGATAGTTTGACAACCCTGCGTTAGCAGAGCCTAACAAATCAGAATACAGGCCTGTTTGCTTGCCATATATATCCTGTTGCTCAGGGCTTAATTTCTGAGTCGCAGTATATGTAGGATTGCCATATTGATCAGTGCCTGTTTGAGAGTATTCCATGCTTCCAAAAGGCGTAATTTGATTGACTCGATTGGCAGACAATACCTCTCGATTAATGTCACGCTGGGCTTCAGTTTGTTGCTGTGCCAGCTTTTCATAATTAGGCGCTTTAGGAGCTTTAGCTTTTTTACCCATTTTTAGTCCTTATCCACTTACAATTTTTTTTATAAAACGCATATATGATTAAATCGCCATCCGATGCGCCACTTTCAATTCTTGCTACTTCTTGAAAACCTAGATGCTCTGTAAATTTGATTGAATCTTTGTTTGCAGAAGAAACTGTGTTAATCATGACATTTACATTTAACTGATTAAATGGGTAGTCAAACATCACCCATAAGAATTCTTTAGTTAGCCATCTTTTGCCAATTCCTACGCAATGGCTAGAACACCTAGCGTTTTCTTCATAATCGTCATATACAACACCAGCAATTAACTTACCATCTTCTTCCAATCCTATTGCTTCATAGTTGGAAACGGCATCCCATATTCCATGCCTTCTTACAAACTCAGCTACACGTTCTTTTTCGTCAAATACTATGCGCTTCATTACAATATAGCGCCTTCTTCCATCACAATATCAGTGCCTACCCATGTTGTTTGAATGCCTTGGCTTGCTACTTTAACAATAGGTGCTGCATAATATCCAACACCGTTAATACCTTGCCAATTCTGCACAACATTTAAGTCGCCACCCCATGTAGCAGCATCCCATAAAGCATTGTCCCATGAGCCATATGATACAGGCGTATATGTCAATGATGTTGTAGGTTGAGCAATGTTAAAGTCAACATTAATGCCCGCTAAAATAGCAGGAGAGCCATTAGAGCGTAAAATTGGACGCGACATTGTGTAGCGTTTTAACTTGCCTGCCTTGCCAAAGTTGTTAAATGCTTGTAATGCAAAGCCTTCAATGTTAGTGCCGTTGTCAGCCAAAGTATTCCATGCTAACCCAACAAAACCATTGCCG